TAATAGTGTATCATATGCACTATCGTATGCTTGAGACTCAACCCACTCATCACCTTTAGAGATTATCTTATTCCAATTGAAATCTCCTTCTAAATTAAATTCTTTCACTTCACTCATATTATACTCCGTATAAGTTAGTGTACTGTTTTCGTAAACTAACTAATTCATCAACGTGTTCATTTGGAAAACTCCCAAATGCCTGAACACCACCTGTTTGACCCTCTACTACAACAATAGCAAGAATCTCCTCAACTTCATAACCAGTCATCTCTTCAACCATCATAGCGTAAGCAGTCATCTGAATAAACCATGGTTTTGCCATGTATTCTTCTTTCCACTTACTTGATGTTTTGAAATCAATGATTGTAAGTTTATCTTCGAATAGACCAACACAATCCACTCTTCCCGCCATCTTAAGTGTATCGGAATACAGAGGCGCTTCTAGAGCGATCGGCTGGATTTCATCTAATAAGGGTAAAGCGGAATTGAACATCTGTTCTTGAAGAATGTTATCAAAGATAATTTCTTCTTCTTGTCTAAGATACTTTTCAAAGATGTCATGCATCTTAGTACCACGTTTTGTCGCCTGTGCGGTAATCTTATTCGCTTCTTGTTCACCAACTCTAGCTCTCCACAACTTTATATGTTCTTTGTTAAGAAGACCTGTTACAGTTGTGACACTTGGATACTTATTACCTTCGGGTGTTTCGTAAAGTCGCTTTCCGTCCACCGATTCGGCTTTCATATCGAGTAGTTCTAGTTCATGTAAATCTATCATAATATATACCTATTTTACTTCTTTCTGCTTTGAATGTCAATATGCTTTTTTATTGTTTCTCTTGTCTTAACTTCTTTAGCATCTTTTCTGTGATATCTTTCCCCAAGTGGAGTGTCGATATTTTTGGAGGCGATATTCTTAAGTACATCATTAAACCCATCGGGCGCTTTAACTCTGTCACCATGACCACCTACAATTCTAGGGGCGCATATTTGTTGTTTTAAGTGGGGGTTATCTTCTTTGAACTGGTCTAACTTAGTGTAAGACATGAAGTGTTCTGTCACTTCACCAGTTTCGGTATTTAAGAAATCGTATGTTGGCATATTATAAACTCATAAAAGTTGGTACGTCACGTTCTGTCCACTTTGCGAATTCCTTCTTGTAGACTGCATAGTATTTATGGTATGCATCGAGAGTCGATTCCATCTTCACATCGTCTGGCATACACTGAGGCGGTTCTGACCATTCACCTAGTGCAATCTTGTTTGGTAACTGATTAAGTAATACTCTAAGTTTAAAATCAGTTGCATGAATCTTTTTATATCTGTGAGTGTATTCGTCACACAGTGCAGTAAACATATCATATGCATACTGATACTGAATTGCATTCTCACGAACCCACCTAGTAGAGGGGTGATTGATATGGGATGCTTTATATAACACATCTTCCATGTTTGTATCATTCAGCGCCCATCTTTGGATTCTACGTCCACTAGATGCATCGGTATACTGAGTACCGTCTAGCATTCTATGTGCGGTAGATAGCATCTGAGCGTACTCGATAATCATCTTTACTACATGTTTATCACAATGTAGTGTTGCAGAGATTTCGGGGTCTTTGTCTAAGTAAAATAAATTCATAATTATTTGTAAAATATGTGTTCGTTAATAACCACAGTCTCGTTCAATGAGTCTGCCCAATATGGTAATGTCCAAGTTGCATGATAATGTGTTGCACCTTCTGTAATGTCACCATACTTAGATTGTATCACATCTCTTGCAATGTGCATAGAGGATAACCAAGTTACACTGTCTACTGGGTTGTCTGACTTACCATCACAATACCAACTGAATTGACAAGCGTTGATTTTAGGAACCATTTCACCTTTCCAATTTGTTCTCAACTTTGCTTGGTATACCACACCACAAACAGTATCGGGATAAGCATAATGTTCAACCCTGTTTAACACTACTTGCGATACAGCAATCTTACCAGCGAGTGGTTGATTACCTGCCTCAAAATAAATGTTCTGTGCCATGCAATAGATTTCTCCGTTGGGGTCTGACGCCTCAACCTTCATTGTCATAACACCACACAGGAAACCTAACAAGGCGCCTGATAAAAAACTTAAGTGTCTCATTTTCATTGTATTAACTCCGAACACTGTACATAAGGATTAGTTCTATTGAATGATTCTGATTGTGTACTAGTGTCATATGTCAAACAGAATTCGTCACCACCAACGGTGTATGAATATGTGTATTCTATTCCGTCAATTGTTTTTGCATACTGCAATTCATCACCAGCGTACAAATATGAGATGGTATTCTGAGCATCTTCTATATAATGTGATACACTATTGATGGAATTTAAAATATCTTGAGCGGTATTCAAGTCACCATTGTTAACTACAGAATTCGTATTGAAGTTGGCCATAGGGTTGCCAGGCCCAAAGGCAATAGAAAATCTATAGTCATGTGTGACCCAAAAAAGTTTACCTCTTTGATTGGTTTGCATTGACCTATAATAGTTTGGTTTGGAGAATTGCACTCTAGTAAAACTAGTATCTGATAGGATACCATTATCATAACCACTTGCAACTGTAGAATAAAGATGTACGTCATCCATTCCCATAATATTTGTTGCTTGATGGACTGTGGATGTTTCTACACTAGAAGCAGATACAGAGATATTACCAAATGACATGGGGATGATGTCTCCCTCATATGAATATAGGTTACCATCTTTGTCTGTTGTAATGCCACTATACAAACTTTCTGAGTAAGTCACTAAATCGTTGAACACTTGTGACTCTTCTATTTTATGATTTATATCAAAATCTAGTGTGGTGAAATTGCCACTCATAACATCTGACATGACTCCTTCACTAAAGACATACCTATAAGGTAAGTTAACAGTATCCTCTAAAATATCCTTAGCAGTTGTTACTGTTGATATGATGTCAACAATGTCCATCGCTAATTGTTGTTTTGCAACGTCCTCGGATTTAAAGAAGTCCTCATAGAAGAAATCTAAACTGATATTGTACATTTCTAAAAATGTATTGATGTACTGTTCTATTGATTGGACGATGTTCTCGCCTTGAGATATAGCACCTGTGCTACATGATTCATCAATTGGATAATCTGTTACCATCAAAGATGAAAAGAGGGGATTGATTAATGTTGTGAATGGAGTGATGTTAGTTCCGTTAGTAATGTCCCTCTCCAATACACTTGGCATCGCCATCATTTCGTATGCAGTGTCTACATATCCCCTATCAGAATCATAAGCACCTTCGGGTACCACAGACATCACTGGTCTTAATGATTTACAGTAGGATGAATAATCTGATATATTGTCATCTAGAAACTGTCCATTGAAATCACTTGGTGCATATTCTTCAGACTCCCTTGTTAGAAAGTAGTAATAATTATCTGGCGGGTCATATGTTCCAGTCTCAATACATCCTTGGGAATCGTAACTGGTGCAAATAGTAACAACAGGGTCTACACCCATCCAACTTGCTGATGCCTCACCTGTATCTTGAATACCATTGTAATTCCAATCAAGGAACACATTAGCACCTTCGATGTATCCATCAATAACCACAAACTGGTTAGTGACATCATCTAAAGTGGTTGTGGTAAAACCTGTGTAATAGGTTATGCCAGAAGGAGCGACTACAGGGGTTAAGACCCCAGCAGCTCCACCACCGCCTCCGCAACCAACTAATATGGTTAGGGATATTAAACTTAACAAATATTTCATGCTATACTCCATGTGTGACATGGTCGTATTCATCGGGGCAATTTTTCACCCCACAAGGACAACCTTCGCCCACCTCTTCGGGTGCCATGTCCATAGCATTGGTTGTTCCATAAGTTGCAAGATTCATCACATCATCTGCACTGAGCTTTCCACCAGTACTGGATGCAATAAGTTTTGCTTGTTCAAAAGTAAATGTCATAATGATTGTATCTCCTCACAAATTTTTTCGACTTGTTTCCACGTCTGATAACCAATAACATCTTGTGTTATAGGTGTATGGTAACATATCTGTAAATCTTCGTCAAGTACTGCGACTTCCCAAAGACCATCTTGACCACCGTAACTGAAATCATGTTTCACTACACTGGCACCGTACCCATTCTCAAACTTGAATTGAAGTGTAATGCCTCCAGCATACTCCGCTTCCATAGTTTTGTATTCCTTAAGCTGCATTAGCAATGTCCTCCGCTAAAATCGTTTCAATCAAATCAGTAGCTTCCCAAGAGTTACCGCCAACATTCCATATGCATTCTTCAACTGGAATGTAACCATACTTCCATGCATACACTGTAACATCAGCGTATTCCCAGTCATCCACATCAGCACCTTCTTCCCAGTACTTAACTTTGAGACACCACTCACAAGAAACTTTCTCATTTGGGTCAGCATCTGTAAAGGTTGGTTTACCAAGTACATTACACAAAGTGTTGTAATCGGTTATGATGCTTCCCTTTAGTGATGTACCACCTACACTCTCTTCAAGTGTAAGGACTTCAAATTCTTTAATACTATACATTATACAGCCTCCGAATAAATTTCTTCCATAAACGGAGCATCAAGTTCTCCGTTAGCAACCTTACTATCGTGAATTGCATCTAACTCTTCAATGAGAGTTTCCGCATCACCACCCCACGTTGGGTGGTCGGGTGTGTTGAAAGGCGAATCAATCACTTCAATGTTAGTGATGTAATCAAACGAACCGTTCAATCCGTTGTACCTGTTCACGTGTTTCATCACGAGAGCAGCAACTGACGCCTCAGTAAGAGACGGCGCCTCATAATATGAGTGTTCGCCCTCACCATATGCGTTCTCCTCGAAGATACACTTCTCAACATGGAAACCAATCACGTACTCGGAACCGCCCTTGAACTTGTGAAAGTTCACACCGTACTCCTCAACATTTTGAGTAGTAACTACGTACCATCTTGCAGTACCGTCTAAAATTTGTTTATGTTTGATTCCCATAATATTTTCTCCTAAATTTATATTATACACATAGTGTAACAAAAAGTGAGGGGCTTTGTCAAATTAAGTAATCTGGCCCAAATATTCTGTGAGTAGAATATCCTTTTGCTATTTCATACCCATCGTACAAGTTACCTCTGGCAGAATTAAGAGCGGGTTGATTCCAACCCGATGCTTTTAACACATCACCAACTTGGAACTTATCGTTGCCCACATTGATGAACCCCCATACTGAACGAGGTTGACCATCCTCTACTGAATAAACACGAATGTATTTCTTTCCAATTGAAAAGTCGTGGGTTTTTACACCACGAGTGTGTTCCCACTTCTCGTGTATTGCAGTAGTAATATCTGCACATAAAGTCTCAACTAGTTCTACTAGTTCAATAGCTTTGGTTTCCGCAACATTTCTTTTTTCTAACTCGTTCATTTGTATCTCCTTTTTCAATCTATGTGTATAGTATATAAAAAAGTGAGGGGCTTTGTCAAATTTATTTTTTGTCCTGTAAGGACTGAGCATACTGGTGACGTGCCAGAGCTTGAAGTTGACCCTTAGTCATATCGGGATATTTACGTTTCAAATCTTTTCGCAAATTGAACATCTTAGATGAATCATCTACGAGCAACCAAGCGCCCACCAGTACGAATCCAAAGGCAAATAGTGCCAAGATTGAGAACATAAAATTAATTAAGTTTAAATTTTCCATAGTTTATTTTCCTATATGTTTAACGTCATCACGTGGGATGACTTGATAAGCACCTTTATTATAAGCGGGTGCGATTGTGAAGTTTTTAGACTCTTCTACCTTCCATGAATCGTCTACGTTTGTTTTCGGAAGACCAAGTGGAGCGGAAGGATATTCCTTAGTCTCTCGAACTGGTTTGGGTTCCACGAGTGGGGTATCCCAATTAAAATCTGACATCCTCTTTGTGCGAGTTCGCATAGATTTTGTCTTTCGTTTTTTGCCGTTCATACTGTATCGAAGTGAACCAGCGTAATGGCTTGTCATGCCCATAATATACTCCTAATAAAAAAATTCTGGCGGGATGGGTCTCAAACAAACATCGTATAATAAGTTGTAGATTTTGTTTTTATTGACCCTGTCCCTACCCGAGTGTCAAGCACCCCTATTTAAATCGGTAAAGAAGATATCCTCTTCTCTGTTCTTTCCTTAACATCATCTAATGTGTAATATAACCCACTAAACAATTGTTTACTACCGTTCTGCCAGTCAACAATGTATCGCTTGTAACCATTTAGACGGTCTTGGGTGATTACAACATCACCATAACTTGCAACTACTAATCGCATGCTGTTCCATTAAGATATTTCTTGACTGCAAGTCTTTCATTTTTACTTAAGTCATCAATTCCATTAAATTTTGACCATGTTGTACCAAAAGACATGAATTTGTTTGCAGCTGTCACAGCAGAGTTCCACAATGTTAGGGACTCTTCATCATCCTTTGGGAAAATAGTATTATTTTCACACTCTTGAATAATTTTGCGACCTAAATCGGTGTACGCTCGTTCATGTGGGGATAGTTCGTGTTGACTTTGTATCATTTTTTTCTCCTTTTGGTAAATACACAGTTAATTTATCTAACTAGTGTATTCTACTTAAAAGCGAGGGGCAATGTAAAGGGGTTTTTAAGAACTTTTTTGAATTTCATCGAGTTCGTCTAACTTCTTACGAAGAATTTCAACTCGATTGGGCCAGTAGATGTAGTCTTTATCGGAATCTTTCATAAGATTCTCCAAAAGAGGACGAATGAAATCGTCCATCTTAGCAATGGCGGTTGCGGATGCGACTGTTTTCTCAACAATCTTTGTATCGATGGATGCGAGTTCATCTGCATCAATAGCAGTGAACCCAAAATCGTTATATTCTATACTCATAGTACTATTTAGTGAATCTTTCCATGTCTCTGAGAGTTTCTTTATCACTTTGCACTTCGTTATAGTTTGCATGTGCTTGCATAGTCACTTCGGGAATCTCAATATCGGGATATGACGTTGCAAGGTACCAAATAGCATTGGAGATTGACTGATATGATAATGAAGGCAATTCATGATTGATTAAACCTAAATTCATAGTAGTAATCTTACACTTCTTATCTGAATTGTATGTGTAATTGTTAGACATGTGGTTGAGTGCCGCTTTTGCAGCTGCATACTTGTAACCTTTGGATATGTTTGGTTGTGAGGCACGTGAAGATATGTTGATGATAATCTTTTTCATATCATGTCGATATGCATTGAAAGATTTTTCCAGCAAGTCACACTGGTCAAATGGAGCGCCGAAAGCATTGTTGATAAACACATCGTATTCCTGCCATTCCCAATCTTCCCAAAGCATCAAATCTTCAATACGTGCTTCGTTAACGATATTCATCCCACCAGCAAATGGTGTAGAAGTAAAAGTGTCACTAATGTTTCTTGCTAAACCTGTACTACCTGTTATTAGGATTTTCATAATATTCCTTTACTAGGTCAAATGATTGTTTACCAAATAAACTCCCATCGACACTACACTTGTTACAAGGGGACATCTCTCTGTTCCCTTTCATTAATCTCTTACGAATCTTTGTCATCGGTTTACTAAACCACACTTCATGTAAGGACATGGTCAATAGATTACCTACGACATGTTCTCTACCCCAATCGTTAGAGCAGAACAACACATCACCATTCCAGTCTACAAACATTTTATAGAAAGGGTAGTGACATGGTTTACCTTTTAGATTCTCTACACTATCATCTTCGATACCAACCCAATCAACTACACCACTACGGTTGTTTAGTATCAGTCCGTGTTTCTCAAAGTCACCCCAATGCATTCTGTATCTGTATTGGTCTTCATGCACTCTTGCTTCTGCCATCATGTAATCAAAACCTTCCATTTGATGAATACCATCATACAGATTGATGTAGAGCAAATCCAATCCACTCTTGTACAAACCTGTGACATAATCTGAATCTAGTTTGTCGCCGTTAGTGTTACACTCTAGTGTTGCATAAGGTAAGTTAAACCTAAACACTCTTACGATTTCTATGAAGTCGGGGTTAAGTAAGTTCTCACCAAATCCACTAAAGGATATCTTACCGTTAAATCCATTGTCGGCAAGTTCTTCTGCAATCGTGGTTGCACCTTTAATGGTTAAGTGTAAGTTTCTATTGGGGAATACTTTAGGGTCATGTCTTGGGCAAAACACACATGTTCTGTTACAGAGTTCTGTGGTGTTAATCTCTACAGTAAGAATAGAGTCAAGTTCTGTTAGAGTGCCTTTCTTTCTCTGCCAGTGTTTCTGTTCTTGTCCTCTACGATGTTCGAGAAAATCATATTGGTCAACTGCTGTAATTGGGATGTTTCTATTTTCGGACACTTATTATTTCCTTGTGATTCTAAGGTGTCGTTCCACCCATTCACCATCTTCTTCATATTGTTCAATGTACTCATAATTTATTTCCTCTCCTTCTTGGAATGGACTAAAGTGTTTAGGAACTGCTAACCACTGGTCGTCCTCATGTATTGAAAGTATACAAGATGTCGGATTACCTTTTGACTTTGCTAAGAAGGTGCCGAGTCTTATATTATCTGTTCCTTGTCCTAGACCTAAGTCTAGTGATGAGATAAGCATAACATCGTCCTTAGTGTATAAGTACAGACCATCTATATCGTATCTCGTTCCTAGTTTAACTGTGTATTCTGTGGGTAAATTAAAACGTAAAACATCATCTTTGATATTCTCAAAGTGTTCTACATATTGATTACTTATTTGGCCGATCGCTACAGGTAAGACTACTGAGTCTCTAGAAGTAGCCACCGTCTCTGACATCTGTGGAATCATTTTCACCCTCATTGTCTGCACTTACGAACTCGCCAGTATCTTGCAATTTTGCAATTAAGGCATCAGTCTGTTCTTGGAAATCAAGAATCATCTTTGCCTTAGTGTCTTCTGTAGTCACATTAAATCCAGCATTAAATTTATCATTCAATACATCAGCAACTTCGACAATCTTTGCCTTTGTCATTCTGTTCAGTTCGTCTGAACTAGGAATAACAATTTCATCGTACTCTTCTTCTGCTTCTTCAGTTGCCTCGTCAATACGTTCTTGCATATCTGCGAGTAACTCTTCTTCGGTGTCAAACTGTTTTGCATCTAATGGTGCAGTCACTTGTTGTGTATCGGGCATTTGTGCTTTTATGTTTGGAGCATTTCCAGCAGTCACTGGGTCAACAAATGAATTGTTAAACTCTTCTTCGTCAATATCATCTTGAATTGCGAAGTCTATCTCTAGTTGTTCTTCTTCAGTAAAGTCTTCTTCAGTTACTGTTTCCTCTGTCCACTCTGCAAAGGACTTCTTAGTCTCTTCAACTTTTTCTACAAACTCTTTATCTTCTGAGATTGGTTCGTCTGTGAGTAGTTCCTCTGCGATAGCAACTTCATTAACTCTTTCAACTTCCTCAATAAATTCTTCTGTAGTTGTACCACTTGGTCTGAACTCATCAATCTGTGATTGTGTTGCAGTTACAGGATTCAATGCACGAGCAGCTGCAAATGCTGGTGAAGTTTTACCCGTTGGTTTTGGTGGTTCTACTGGTTGACGTTCTGCAAGTGGTTCACCTGTTACACTAGGTGCATTGCCTTTTACTTCAACTGGAGCAGGTGCGGTGTTCTTAACACGACTCTCGTAAATGTCTTTGAGAACTCTGAGTTCCTCTTCTGCCTTCTTCCTTGCAACTCTCTCATCTGCAAGTGCTTGCTGATGCAGAAGATTAATTTCATTTTCTTTGTTAGCACTCTGCAAGTATTCTTCTTGTTGAATTTCTTTAAGTCTTGCCTCAGCAATCTGAACAGTTGTATTAAAATCAATAATACCTTTTGTAAGTTCTTCACGAATTACAACTAACATGTCTAAGTCTTGTAAAGTGTATTGTCCTTTCGCTAGACCAGTTTCTAGAATACCACTAACTGCTTGTGCTGACTTCGGAGCGAGTTGTACCTTAAAGTCTTGGACTCTTTTTTGTATTTGTTGAGTTTCAGTTAAAACTTCGGGGGCCTGCTCTTGAGCAAACTGTGATGGGGGTTGATTTTGTTCTGCCATAATATATCCTTTTTGTGGGGGTTAACCCATGGGGCGGTGTGCGACTAGAAGTTTACATATTGAAGTTTGTCTTATAAACTTCTCTAGTTCTTTATGTATAGTCTCGAACCACATTAATATTTAGTTATCTTATGTCCTCGGGAAACGCATTTTTAGCGATTTCCTTCGTCACATTTTTGAAAGGCCAAGTACCGTCTTTGACTAAGTCAATCATTTTTGCTTCCATAGTTGGAATACCTTCTAACAGTTCAATCCACATTGTCTCTCTACGAGCAGGTGGCACTTGTTCTGTTACGAAATACTGAAACTTCTTGTGTTCAAACTTAAGTGCAGTTTCAGTGAGGTCGGATGCTGGAGCGCCATTTTCATTGTAAGGTGTTGTTCCTTCTGGCAACTTACTTTGAATGTCGTCTCTGTACACCCACATAAGGATTGGTTTAATTGATGCATTCCTCTCGTTGAATACTTTTAAACCCTGTACTGCAAGTTCGGGTTCTTTCTTTGCAACTATATCTGCTTGGCAAAAGATTTCATATGCATCCGCACTTGGAAGCAAGTCTTGTCTTTTTGTAATCAGTTTTAGTTTTGGTTTGTTGGGAGCGCCTGCTGGTCTTCCTCTTCCTCTTTTCTTTTCTTCTGTCATAATGTAAAATCCTCTACATGGTTAAGTAACTCATTTAATCTATGAGATACGAGATAGTTAAAAACTTTGCCCTTAACTATCGTGGTTTTGTCAAATTCGCTTAAGATAGATTCTTCAATGTGGTCGGGTATTAAATCCAAGTCAATTAAAGTTTGGTTTCTTAAGTAGTTACGATAGTATTTATCGTCCTTTTCAATGCTAATTCTGAGGTACTTTTCAAGTACTGGTTTTCTCAGTGGTGTTTGTCTGATACCCAAATCAAAGCAATCATCGTTAGATAGTATATTAGGAATACCATCTGACTTGTCGCCTCTTAGAATATGTTCCTTCAAGAACATACTAGGGTCTTCACAACGAATCATTTTGTTTAGATTAGGTGACCACTGTTTCACATCGTAATGGTGTAACTGTTGAAAGTCTTTATCGCCTGATACAATGAGTACAGGTTCTGTTGCATGTTTAACTAATATTGCAATGATGTCATCCGCTTCACACTTCTCTACGTACATATATCTGTAAGGAAAGTTATCTCTAATCTCTTCCTTTACTTTCTGTAGTGTTTCAAACAACATACCCCAATCCATATCAGATGCTTCACGTGTCTTCTTACGATTCGCTTTGTATAGTGGATAGAAGTCCTTTCTCCATGTATGGGAAGCATCCGTACAAAGAACAATCTCTCCGTACTCACGTGCATATTTCTTTTGATAGTTTCGTACTGAGTTTAGAATCATATGTCTTAACATATCTTCTGAAACTTCTCCACCATTCATTTTGAGTTGTGCCATTAGACCAGCAATGATGGTCTGTGTAAAGTCTATAAGTATCATTTAATCACTTTTAATAATAATGTATTTTTGGTAATGAGCGGGTTTCCGTCTTTCAACTTAGACCTAGGGATTTCATCAATGAAACCTTTCGCAATTATATTACCACCTTTAACTAGCCTATCAAGTAACTTGCTATCTGTCAAGGTCTTTTCTGAACATTTATCAAAATCAATAATCTTAGAACCTTTGACTTTGAGACCATACCCTTCGAAGGCAGTAAACTTTTTACTTGAAGTGTTATAAGTGTATAATCCTTTTGCTCTTATAATCTCTACTGGTTCGATGCTCTTGTAACTCTCCCACTGTTTTAAGTAAGGTAGTTTCTTAACCATCTGTTCGGGTGTTTGTGGTTTTCTTGGTTTACGAACTGGTTTGTATTCATCACAAAACTTTTGAATGTCTTCTTCAATTTTATCTAACCACTTAATAAACTTTTTCTTTTGAGCGGCGGTGAAGAAATCATACCCTTCATCTAATTGGTCATCACCTTCTTCATTCTTTAACTCTAAGGTCAACTCATTTGTAAGACCTTTCATGTAGGCGACAACCTTTCCACTATACTCTAGTTGTTGCAAGTACTTGTACATACTGAATGAGTTCTTACCATTCTCTAGGTATTTGTCGATTTGAAATTCTACTTCATCAAAAGCATCTAGTGCTTTCATTCGCATTCTTTCTTGTACAGATATTTTATTTGTTTGTGTCATAATAAAAAGTATACTATTAAGTAATATGCATTGTCAAGTGATTAATCTGAAATATCTTTGCCTTTGTTTGTTAACATGAATTTTCTTGAACAATTAATCATAACATTTGCACGAGCCATAAAGTCTCGGTTTATGAGAAGGGGGATACTACCTCTTGAATCCAATGACACTTCAGTGTCTTTGTATACAGTGTTTAGAAACTCTATGTCCATTAACACTACTGGTCTTGTCTCAGCAGGTTTTTGTAATGTAACACTTCTATGTAATGGTTTAGTGTGTGTCTCACCATTTAGTTTCCATGTGACTTTCTTGTTTTTGATTTCCACATCTTCTGCATGTAAAGAACATACTGAAGTAGAGTTTCCTGTATCTAACTTACCAGTCATTTCTTGACCGTCAACTATAAAGGACTCTAACACTCCACACTGTTTAGGTTCCT